TGCAACTTCTAACGGATATTTTACAAGCGATTGTAAGCAAACTATCCAAGAACAAATTCAAAGTCTTCAGGAACGAGCAAACAGCATAGAACGATGTGCTGCTGGATTAAAGAAATTTTTATAATTTTTTTTTTGATTCCATTGTTATATTAAAAAGAATAGTTATATTTGTCAAACAATTAAAATTTTTTTTATGAAAAACCTATTTAAAAGTTTAGCAGCATTTCAGCAAGAGGTGCCAGTGATTCACAAAGGAACGCAAGGTTACGGGTATTCATACGCTGACTTACCGAAAATCTTTGAAGTAATTAACCCATTGTTGCAAAAACACGGATTAGGCTTCACTCAGTTAATTAACGGACAACAAATAGTAACTTGTTTATTCCATTGTGAAAGTGGTGAAAGCATAGAAAGTAAAACGGATATTCCACAAGGTGTTCAATTAAAAGGAATGAATGACTTTCAAGTATTAGGTTCTGCAATTACTTATTTAAGACGTTACGCACTTTCTTCGATTTTAGGTATTGTAACCGATAAAGACGTTGATGCAGCTGGAGAACAAATAAAAGCCGTAAAGACGGAAAAAAAGCCTACGATACAAGGTGAACGTTTTTTAAAAGCAGTAGAAGCAATAAGAGCAGGTGAATTTACAGCCGAAGAATTGCAAGCGAAGTTTGAGTTAAATGAAGTTCAACAAAAAGCATTGTTATTGATATGAAAATAAGAGCTTCACAAATAGGAAAGTTGATGACTTCGCCCAAAACAAAGGGTGAGGTCTTATCTAAAACTACAAAGACCTACATTCAGGAACTTGCAGTCGAACATAAATACGGAATCCGTAAAGAGTTTTGGAGCAGATACACTGACAAAGGTAATGAAGTAGAAAACGATGGAATAGAACTTGTTAACGATGTGCTGAATTTAGGCTTTATTTATAAGAATGAAGAGAATCTAACCAATGATTATTTAACTGGAACGCCTGACGTAAACACGAATGAAATTCTTTTGGATGTAAAATGTTCCTGGGATGCAACTACGTTTCCGTTTTTTGAAACCGAATGTCCGAACAAAGATTATTACTATCAATTACAAGGTTATATGTGGTTATCAGGTAAATCTGAAGCGTTACTTTGTTATTGCTTAGTAAATACACCTTTTCAAATAGTTGAGGACGAAGTAAGGCGCGAACATTGGAAACAAGGTTTAATTGATGAAAGTTTGGATGTAAGGGACTTTGTTCAGTCGAAACATAACTTTGACCACATACCAAAAGAAAAGCGCGTAAAAGTCTTTAAAATAGCAAAAGACGAAAGTGTAATTGAACAAATTAAACAACGAATAGAGTTAGCACGTGAGTATTATAACAATTTAATTAATGAATTATGAATGTAAATAAAAAAGTAGCAAATAAAAAATGGATAATTTGCTTAAATGACATGAAAAGTCAAATAGATAATAGTAGTGTTACTAACCTAAATGCTATAACAAAAAAACATCGTACTGGAAACCAATTAGCAACAATGCTATTAAGGAAAAATATTGTTTTTAAAGATTATTTAGGTATATATAAATGGAATGAAAATGTAGAAGTTAATAATAAATTAATTGATGAATACAGAAAGTTCCAAAAAATGCAAAGAAAACAAACGCAACCTCAATTACAATTTGATATGAATTATATAGAAATACCAGCAGAAATAAAAGCTAAGGCAAGGGCTGAATCAAAAACACGAGCAACAAAAGTAAAAGTTCAAGAGCCAATAAACATTCCTACTCAACAAAATGAGTATGGGTTAATTCGTAAATTCTTGAAATTGATATGGACATTTTTAAAATGGTTATGGTAATGGAAGATTTAAAAGTAATGGGTTACTACAAAAACACGACCCGAGACCAAATAGTACAAATCAAAGACTTTAAAAAAGATAAACTTTGGTACGAAACAATAAGACAATATGAAACAAATCCTATAACAGAGTTCTGCTGTTCGGTTGAAAGATTTAAAAGGTTATATATTAAAACAAAGTAAAAATGGAAAAGACAATCAACGAAACAGAATTAATTAGCATTATAGGCAACGAGGCTTATTTTAAGTTTGCTGGAGATATTTATAAGTTACTCAAAGAAAGCGAAGCATATAAACGCCAAGATGACGTAGTGTATTATATTGGTGCTTCACCTTTAAACGAAACAACGTGGTTTCATTATGAAGCATCTTTATTTAAAAAGCTGGAGGGTGATGAGTTTGGGTTTACTCGAATGATAATAACCGATGACTTAGATATGACCTTAGACCGCATTAATTACGCAAAAGAAGAAATAAAAAAGAACGGCGGTGAAGATGGAATTTGGATTAATCATAAATAAATAAGTAAAATGGAAAAGAGAGACAACAGTGGAGCGTTATTCACTAACGACAAAAGAGAAAAGGAAACGCACCCGCACTATCAAGGAAAGGCAACTATCGGTGGCGTTGAGTATTATGTTTCAGCATGGGTAAAAGACGGACAAAAAGGAAAGTTTCAAAGCCTAAGTTTTAAACCAGTTCAGGAACAAGCGAAGCCAACAGCTGGAAAACCAAGTTATGGCAAGGAGTTCGATGACTTTTTAAATGGTATATGAATTACGCAGCACAAGTTTTAAGCGAAGCGAATGAAGTAACACGGGCAATGGTTAAACAGTACCTACAAAAACACGAATTGAGCTTAAACGCTTTTTCTAAGTTAGTAGGAATAAGACAACCTAACCTGCATAAATTCATGAGTGGAAGTAGTTTGTCCAGTAGATCAATAGAAAAGCTGGGTGAGTTTTTTAGTAAATAATTTAAAGCGGAACGTAAAAAATTCCGCTTTTTTTTATTCTTTTTGTTGTTATATTAAAAAATGTAATTATATTTGTTCAACAATTAACAATTAAAAATACGAATTATGAAAAATTTAACAAGAGATTGCCAAGAGTGTAATGGTTGGGGAACTGTAACAATTGAACACAATGGAACTGAAATTCCTTATTTGCAGGATGTAGTGGATTATGAATGTATGTCATGCTCAGGAACTGGTCAACAATTAGATGCTGATTTAATTAAAGAGCGAATTGAGGACATTGAATACATGATTGACGGTATGCAAACACGAATGAGAATGTTATCCGATTTTATTAAGACTTCAAACAAAGGCTACCTACCTAATTTAGCTAAAAAATACAGTGATAGATTAGAGCTTTGCTCAAGAGCTTTAGGACGTTTGTTGAACTATAAAAGAAAATTACATAACTTAGCCATGTGAAATACTTAACGATACTTTTATTTCCTTTCATTATAGCCTTATTCTTTTTGGATAGGGCTGTACTTGTTTTTGTTTGGAGCGTTCCGAGTATTAAGATTCAGAAATGGTTGTTTAATGAGGTGGAAATGCGAAAGAGTTTGATTCGTGTTTTGGGTGGTTTGATAGTTGTATTATTTATTTTATTGTTGTTTATAATTGGACACTAACCGTTTTTTAAATGACCTTTACGCAGACCATAAACACTGGATTAAAGTTGTGCGCTCGTTTGGAGAGTATTATTTAGCTGAAGATATAGTCCAGGAAATGTATTTAAAGCTGGCAAAACACGAAAACAAAGAAAGATTTTACCGTAATGGAACTATTTACAAGGGGTTTGTATGGATTGTTTTAAGAAATATGTACTATGACTTCGAAAAGAGTAAACAAAGGCTTCAGAAAGTCGATATAACGGAGGCAATTCAGTTAGTTGATGAAAGTAGTCCATACGAAAAAACGAACGCTCAAAAGCAATTAGAAGTAAAAATAAACGAAACAGTAAATAGCTGGCATTGGTATGACAAACTGTTATATGAACTTTACCGAGATACTGGAATGAGTACACGCCAAATACAAAAATGTACTGGAATAAGTTTTAAGTCAGTATGGCAAACGTTAAAATATTGTAAGGATAGTTTAAAAATAGAAGTAGGCGAACATTATGAGGATTATATTAACCAAGATTATGAATTAATAAAATAACATGAAATTCAAAATAGGTGATATTATAAGGGATGTTGAAGATGGCGACTGTTATTATGTAGGTGAAGTAACTGAAGTAGAAAATAATGAAGTTGCAAAATACAAAGTTTTAGATGTGTTTTGGTGTGGGGATTACATCAAAGACGATGAATATATAGGTAAAATAATAGAACCACAATGGTGGTATATAACTAAATAAAATAAAAACATGGCAAGAAAAAGACGAACAAAAGCTGAAATATTAGCAGCTGAAAGTAAAGGATTAGGAGATACCGTTGAAAAGGTATTAGAAGCAACTGGAGTAGCAAAAGTAGCTAAATGGTTATTAGGAGAAGATTGCAACTGCGATGAACGCAAAGCAAAGTTAAACGAGTTGTTTCCGTACAGAAAGGCGAAGTGTTTAGAACAAGCTGAATACGATTGGTTAAAAGAATGGTTTGACAAAAAGGCGGAAGTAATAAAGCCAAGTGAACAAAAAACAATACTTGCAATTCATAGCAGAGTGTTTGGAGTACGTAACGAACCAACTTCATGTGGATCGTGTATTTTAGAAAGAGTAAACCAATTAAAACAAGTTTATAACACTTACGAAGATGCCAATTCCCAAGCCAACAAGTAACGAAACAAAGTCAGAGTTCATTCAACGTTGCATGACCGATGACAAAATGGTAAGTGAGTTTGAAAACACAGACCAAAGATTAGCAATTTGTTCAACAAGTTATGAAGAGAATCTATCCAAAAACACGAACGAATAAAGTGTGTAGCGTAACTTTAAAAAGTGATTATTACATAGTGTTTATAAACCCAAACATTCATAAATCAGATTGGAACGCTTTAAGATTAATAATGGAAGTAACAGAAATAAATTACTGTGTATTTTTAGACAACGAAATAGAACAAATGGAAATATATCCAGTATCAAAAGACGAATACAGAGATTACTATTATAACCCTAATTAAATGAAGTTAGTTAAAATAAGCGAGGTTAAACCCAACCCGAAGAATCCAAGAATAATAAAAGACGTAAAGTTTAACAAGTTAGTAACTTCAATAAAGGAGTTCCCTGATATGCTAAATAAACGCCCTCTAATCGTTTTTACAGATGTTGACGGTAAATACGTTGTCTTAGGTGGTAATATGCGTTTAAAAGCCTGTAAAGAGATAGGATTGAAAGAAATACCGATTATAGTAGCAGACGAATGGACTGAGGAACAGAAAAACGAATTCTTAATAAAAGATAATGTAGGTTTTGGAGAATGGGATTGGGATAGTTTAGCGAATGAATGGGATGCTGAAAAATTAACGGATTGGGGGTTAGATTTGCCTGTTGATTTAAGCGTTCAAGAAGAACTTGAAGCAGAAGAAGATAACTACGAAATACCTAACGAGATAAACACGGATATAGTATTAGGAGATTTATTTGAAATAGGAGAACACCGTTTACTTTGCGGAGATAGTACGGATAGCGACCAAGTTGCAAAGTTAATGGTTGATAAAAAATGGGATTTAATTATAACCGACCCACCTTACAATGTTGCTTATGAAGGTAAAACAAAAGAAGCCTTGACTATAAAAAATGATAAAATGAAAAGTTCTGATTTTGTTAAATTCTTAACCGATTATTTTACTACAACATTATTAAATACTAAAAAGGGTGGTGGAATATATGTTTTTTTTGCAGATATGGAATTAAGAAGTTTTGTTGATGCTTTTTTAGATGGAGGTTTTAAGTTAAGCCAACAATTAATATGGTTAAAACAAACAATGGTTATGGGCAGAAAAGATTATCATTGTAAACACGAGCCAATACTTTATGGCTGGTATGAAGGAGAAGCACATAACTGGTATTCGGATAGAAAACAAACAACTATATTACAATTTGATAGACCACAAAGAAATGGAGAACATCCAACAATGAAGCCTATACCACTTATTGAATATTTAATGAAAAATAGCAGTAAGCAAGGCAATTTAATAGGGGATGGTTTTCTCGGTAGTGGTACAACAATGGTTGCTTCACACCAACTTAAACGCAAATGCTACGGAATGGAATTAGACCCGAAATACTGCCAAGTTATAATTGACAGAATGAAAAAACTTGACCCAAGTTTAGTTATTAAAAAGAACGGAGTTGAAATTAAATAACAGCACAATTACAGCACAATGGGAGCAAAAGATATTGAACAGCATAAATTCCAAAAAGGCGAATCAGGAAACCCTACTGGAAGACCTAAAGGAAGTAAAAACCGTAGCACAATAGCACGTCAATGGTTAGAAACAACACAAAAAGCAAAGAACCCAATTACAGGGGTTGAAGAAATTTTAACCCAAGAAGATTTAGGAACTTTGGCAATGGTTAAGAAAATGCGAGAGGGTGATGTAGCTGCATATAAGGCATTAATGGATAGCGGTTACGGTGCGCCATTACAACAGATAGAACAAACCATTTTAGAACAGCCAATTTTCCCTGATGTTTCTGCGGACGACTTCGACGAATAAAATACTTAAACTCAAAAAGCGAGTTCGTATTATTCAG